CACAAATGATTAATAAACCTGTTAAAATATTGAAAGTTTTACTCATTTAATCATCTCCCAGTATTCTTCAAGCTTTACGGCGAGCTTTCCAGCGAGCTTAATGACCTGCTGGCAGATCCATACAAAGGCCTTTAAAACGAGTTTTGCAGCATACAGGATCATGCCACACCAGGCAACGAAAAGCCCCCATAAAAAAACTTGAATTATGAGACCACCTCTTTAAACGGCCTCAAATAACCGACGTATATAAGCTCGTCCATTCCGTCGCCCTCGAAGACAACAACAGCTTCGTTTGTTGCGGCGCGAATGTCTTTAACTATTCCTTTCCATTTCTGATTTTCATACCGTACAGGCATACCGATTTTTAGATCTTTTAGTTCCATTTCGTTACCTTCTTATATTACCTAATACCCTTTATTATTAAGAAGGAATTGTAAGTATAAAAAAGTTCCTTAACATACTTACCTAATAAGTAAGCCTAATGTTTATAAACAAAAAGGATGATTAATAATATATGGCTAGAATCAAGATTCCGGGCTTCCGATGCGAGAAGTGCGGGCATGAATGGGTACAGAGAGGAAAGAGAGAACCAGTCCAATGTCCGAAGTGTAAGAGCGTAAGATTTAACGAACCTAGAAAAGAGAAAAAGACTGATTGATTATGAGACCATACAAGCGACAAATAGAACCACTCAAGACTAATTACACCTGCGATGGTCTAGAAATTGAGTGACGGGGCTTATATTAAGCCTCATTTTCTTCGGTGAGGTCCACAAGAAAAAAGAAGATTTTGTTTGAGTGTTGCCCTGTTAAAAAATGAATTCTGTATCGACAGATTTCATGCATGTTTGTTTCAATCCTTGTTTTACTGGACCAGGGCAACCCTCTAAGGACTGATTGGATCTACATGCGCCCGCTTAAAACTTCAAAATTTCAATCCCTCGTGTTTCAATCCCTCGTAGGTCTGATTCTCAGCGCATGTAAATCTCTGTCAACGTTGCAGAGGAAACCACAGCTTGTTATGCGAAACTAGGAATGAGGCCTCAATCCACTGGCCGGGTTTCTCACAGTGTCGCAGGTAAGAAAAAATTAGAAATGGTATGATTTAAAGGTTTTGATTTTGATTTTTAGATAGTTAAATTTAAGAAGTTAATTTTTTTCTGAGCTGTTTTTCTAAGAACGTTTTCAAAAGTTCCACTGGATGCAAAGGAAACGTACCCCTACAAAACCAGCCTAAAATCCTAAATTTTGCACATTCAAGATTGTAACAAACCATTAACACAATTAGTATGAAAAATCAAATAATTCGTAACACTTGCTTATATATGAAATCCGCTAAAACCTCGATTTCCAGTGGAAAGTTTGAGTTTTAGGAAGACCAAAAAAATGACAAATAAAACAGGTAATTTTCTTCAATTTTGTTCACTCGATTGAAAAAACGTTATCGGGTAAACGTGCCTATACGTTTCTACCTATTTTTTGCATTTCCATCTCTACGAAATGCCCTAAAAACATACATCTTAAATTCTCCGTATAACATTGTACGTTAATGTCTAAATTTAAGGATGTACAAATATTGTACATTGAACTCATAAACACAATATTATAATTAAGTGTAGAATAATACAAATTTAGAATGTATTTTTATGTACATTGTTCTCTCGATAGCGTTTCGAGTATACGTTAACCTAAATAAAATTAGTTTCTAAAATTAAGGTTTTCAAACGGTTTACACGGCTGAATTTTTCAGCTATGTTTTTGTTTGCCCAATCGTTCTACATACTATAAGAATAGAGGGTTTCCTGCCGATTACATAAAACTTTACAGCAAAAAGTACCTGAAGAAACACATAGGTACTCAAAATTAAGTCTCTTGATTGCTTTTTTACCGTATGCGTTTTTGATTTTGTTAAATCGGCTTAGTTTACCATTACATTGATGTATGTATTTATACTACATTGTACATCACAGATGACGGGCTTCTGCCTCCCCTCCAACCCCTAACTTCATAAGCCGCTTCTCAATATCCTCATCAAAAACAAATTTAGGAATTGAATACTTCTCTTTAAACTTATCAATGTCCTTAAAGACCTTCTCTATGGCTTCTTTATCCATGGCTTCATCCATGGGCTTAAAATTCTGTCCCATGGGCTTAGAGAAATCCCTATTCTGAAATTCCATAGATTTATCATATTCAGAAAAAATCGTTATCGGGATAAGGCTACTCCTACAATGCGGGTGGAGCGGGACTTTGTATTTTTGAGCCTCTGGAGAATTCGTATCGAATACCGTACCATGGAACATACGACACTGCGGGCTTGTCCGCTTGTCTATGGTCGCATAGAATTGTACTTTCTCTATTCCCTGTGTCTTGAATCTATGAAGACTTGTCGAAGTTGCAATATCAGCCGTGATAGTTCGTGCAAACCGTACAGCCCTGTACTTTTCTCCATTCCATAGATCAATTATTCTGCCTGCCAGCTTTGTAGGATGTTCCTGGTAAATCGCTTCATCCTTGAGCATTTCAATAATACTCTCAGAAATTTCAACAGCCAATTCTTTTGACTGTCTGACAGCCTCTTCAGTGAGAATTAAAGTAGTGTCTTGAGTGTTTGTATCTGCTGCGCTGAGAAAGTGCGTTCTAGGGGTTCTCTGAAGGCTAGCATTCAAAGATTGCTCTATAAGTTTGTCCGTTGTTTCTATTGAGTACAAATAGATATCATCTATAAGCCTGTCAAGCTGGGTCCTGAATGTAGCAGAGGAAAAAGCTCTTTTTACGGAGCTCTTGATTTTTGGGCCTGGAATATTAAGGAGCCCTTTTTTGATGGTTCTTTCAAAAAGAGAAGAGAATCTATTCTCAATTTTATATATTTCAGGAGAATCTAACAACATTTATTTTGAGCCTCGAATTCTCGATATTTCCCACAGTACGAGCAATCGAATTCTTCATTGCAAGTGTACGAATTCACACAGTATAGAGGGCAGGTTTTTGAATATTCACACATATTTTATATCTCCAATATGTGAGATATAAGACAGATATAAAAAATTATTCATTTTATACTGATTTATTTATTTTTATTGTGATGTACCCAGCATTCGGGAACGTACTCCGCTCCCCAAAAAGAGTTTTTGTGATTGATGCGAAATAAAGCCCATGCGAAGCCGTGTGTGTCGCCGTGAATGGAACAGTTATCCCGCCTGCCGTCAGTGGAACGGTCTCTTCTGATGGAGTACCTGCATTGAGAACCGCCCCAGGCTGACATACTATGTCATGCTCTACGGTGGAGATGTCATTTTTCATCGAAAGCGTAACGGTGCAGCCTGTGAGATCTACCCCGATGCCGTTTTCTTTTAGGACGATTGCAACACTCGCAGAATCCCCTTGCATCAATTCGATATCATACGGCATATATTACGACCTCACGACGGATAGGTTCTATTGTAACGGTTCGAGATATTGAGTATATTGTGACTGTACGCATTACAGAGCCTCCCATATTGTCATTGCGAGATAATTATTCCCGCTAGGGATATGTGCAGTGGTATCCCCATTTGAAATCAGGAATTCGCATCTATAATTCCCTGCTGTTGCCGTATGTGTCTCATTAAACGGGATCGTTACGCCGCCGGATGTAGCGGGTACGCTTACCCCATTCACAACTCCATTCAACGTACATGGAATTATCACTCTTTCACCGTCTGAACTTTTCATGACGAAACTTACACTATACCCGGTGAGATTGATCCCGACACCGTTCATTTTCAGGATCGCGCCCACTTTATCAGCGTCACCCGTTTTAAATTCGATATCGCTCATTGGTCAATCACCGCCGTATATGTTTTTCTGGAAACTTCAACAGTGAGAGGGAAATCCAGGTCATCAAGTCTCTGCTCGGTGGTAGATTGTACCCCAGATGGGAATATACCCATTGGGTATATACCTACTGGAAATATCCCGGTTGGGAAAACACCTACAGGCATAATCACACCAGAGTTGTACTTGATATTGTTCTATTCCCGTTAGCGTCTACAGTGTATATAATCCTAGAGCCATCTTCGGAGGTAAACGTTACCGGAGAACCTGCCCCGTTCAAAAGCCCTGTAACATTGCTTACCAGCATGATTTCACATTTTCGCATACGGTTGTAGTAATCCGCATCTACAGTGTTGCAATCTATTGTGACCATCTGCATTGAAGAATGCTGAATTGTAATGAGAACATGACCGTACTGTGTGATGTACGAACTCGGTATATTCAATTTCCATTTTTTGAGAGTGTTTTCCCAAGTGATTATGGGGTTTGACACTAATACAGTCGGTTTTTTGTATTCCCTTAGAGCTACCGTAGCTCCTGTAAGTGCCTGTTCATGCGTAGACCCCTGGAACGCTCCCAATTCAGGTTCTGCGCTAACTGCATCGAAAAATACTTCCTGTGTAGTCCCATCTTTGTATATTTCTTGCATATGATTACCTCCATAATCGGCTGAACCAATACCAGAACCAATGCGTTACCGATTTTGCAGCTACCGTGATATATCCGATTTTCGTTTCCGAATCACTGCCCGCCGTATTGGAAACTGTCAGAGTCACCGTATAACTGCCCGAAATAGTGTAAGTGTGTACCGGATTCTGATCTGTCGATGTAGTGCCATCTCCGAAGTCCCACAGCCACGATGTAGGATTCCCCGTACTGGAATCCGTGAACGTGACCGTCAATGGAGCTGTACCGGAGGTATAGTCAGCAGTGAAAGCCGCAGTCGGTGCAGCTTCGGCGGCCGTAACCGTGATATAATCGGTTTTCGTTTCTGTGTCGCTACCGGCCGCATTCGTCACGGTGAGGGATACCGTGTACGTCCCTGGATCAGAATAGATATGCACTGGATTTCTTAAGGTAGATGTTCCTCCATCTCCGAAAGTCCAAAACCATGAAGTCGGGGTATTTGTACTAGCATCGGTAAACGTTACTGTTAACGGTTCAGTTCCAGACCGAGGAGTTCCTGAAAAAGCTGCAACCGGAGCGACCCCTGATACACTCCTATTAGCTCGTATCACGACATCATGAGGGGATGTATTCAGGCCCGAAGTATCGATATAGACATAATTATCCCTGAACCAGACAGTTCTTGGGATACCGTCAATGGTCGCAGTGATTGAGCTAATATCATAATCAGTCAGTGGATATGTTACATAATTTACACAGATGTTTGCAACGGCATAATCTCCCGAAGGCGAATATGAAAATGAATTTTGGACATATGACGAAGTGACAACTTCCTCGTGATTGAAAATTGGGATAACATTGGATACCTGCACATTGTCAATGAGCCAAGTCCCATTAGCATATCCGAATGTGTAGACATCGACCTCGATATTATTTATCGCGCCCTTGGCTACCAAATCCCAGGAGAAGTGAGTCCATGTATCAGCCGTTATCTGATTTGCTGACACACTTCTATAATTACTTGCTCCGTTCCAACAAAATAGCTCAATGCCGCCGGTTGCATTTCCTACTTTTTTTATCCAGGCGTCCATTTTAACGGGTGCTGCTGTGACAGACGGGAAAGTGAGTATATGGCCCCTATAACGCTGAACCCCGTCGCCTGTAATCCCAAGCGCATATGTGCCGGTTGCTGAATCCGAGCTTCTAAAATTACCGCCCGTAGTGGTAGTATCTACCGAGATATACCAGTTATCAGGAGCAACGCCAGTGGTCCCAGAAGACCACGCTTCAAAATTAGAGTTTCTTACTACATTTTCTAATATAGTTATCGTGGGGGCTGCTGTGGAAACTGTGATATAATCAGTTTTAGTTTCCGAATCACTACCGGCTGCGTTGGTGGCCGTGAGAACCACGGTATAAGTGCCTGCTGCCGAATATGTATGAGAAGGATTCTGATCTGTCGATGTTGTGCCGTCACCAAAGTCCCACAGCCACGATGTAGGAGTGTTTGTACTGAGATCGGTGAACTGAACGGTGAGAGGTGCAGTTCCAGACCGAGGAGTTCCTGAAAACGCTGCAACTGGTGTAATAGCCCCACTCGCCTGAGTGACCGTGATGTAGCAGGACTTAGTTTTAGTATCGGTTGAAACGGCATTGGTCGCTGTCAGTGTAACTGTGTAAGTGCCAGGAGAAGTGTATCTATGTGTAGGATTTTGCTCTGTTGAAGTTGTTCCATCTCCAAAATTCCAAGACCAGCTTCGGGGGAGACCTGTGGAAGTGTCTGAAAATGAGAATACCGTGTTAGTTGTCCCGCTACGGACAGTTGCGCAGAAATTCGCAGCTATCCGCATGCTGTCGTATTCGAAATTTGAGAATTTTATGGTTATGGGGTTGCCACTTGCTGGACCTGCTCCCTGCGCGAGAACTCCAAAAAACATGCAAATATACGCGCTTGTATGCGGAATATCGTCTCCTGTATAGTTCCAGTCGAGGATTGTAGTACCGTCCGAGGCAACTACTGAATAGTAAACATAGGAGGGAGTCCATTCGATTGTAAAGACGCAGCCGCTATCGTTTACGTATGGATTCGTGCTCAGACAACCATAGTGGATATTTTCAGGGTGCGAGTCGATGCCTGCCGGTTGGCAGGAAAACCAGATTCTCTCGTCATACCCAGGCCACTGATTGATTTCAATATCTAGCTCGTTTGGAATGGTTGTGTTGGGATCGTCATAGTAGGTGCAGAGACCCAGGCACGCGTTTCTCTCGATGTTGAGTGTGGGGGAGCTTGCCGTCCATCTTATTCGCCCGTATTGGTAAGGGGTCGGGGTCTCGAAAAGTACACCTTTATAGATGCCACCAAACTTCTTCATTCGCAGATTGAGGTCGCCGTTGTCGTCAACCCAAGCGTTAGACCGATCAACTCTTGGTCCCTGACACCAAACCCATGAAATACCTTTCCAGGGCAGCCTGTCGTTTTCTATGTAAGTTACCATGATTCCCTCACCTTATAACAATTCTGAGCCATTTAGATCACCTTATTAATAACACCACCCGCAGTTTGTTATTGATATCTGCCCCCTGTTGGTATTGGCAGAATCATAAATAAGCTGGTTTTTCGTGATGTTCCGAATTGTGACTATCTGCTCTTCCGTGACAATGTGATAGGGACTCGTAAGCGTAATCGTGCTTTCCGAGGCATCTAGCGTATAATTTGCTGCTGGTACTATTGAATTCAATATTACTCACCGCCTGATTCTAAAACTGGAAACCCGCCCCACTCCAGCGCTTGTTCTTTTGTCAGTATGCCCGTTGCAACCCACTCCGTTATCTCCTGGGCGGTCATTCGGGGTAAGCTTAATTCATCGAAAATAATTTCTACTGAATCTTCGCTCTTATTCTGCAAAACGAGCCGTCTGTTAATGAAATCATTTACAATATTAGAAAGATTAAGTTGTAGATTTTCGAGAGCGACCATCCTGCTATTTTCAGAAACGTATCCGGCTGCGTATGTTGAGCCTTTTGAGTCGCCCATTGATAAGTCGCTCTGCAAAAATCCGAGCTGGATATCTGTCTCAAGAGCTTTCTTGAATTCCATTATATCGAGAGAGCCTTTTGCGTCGATGGCTTCCGCTTTTACGATACCGACCAAATCTTCATTTTGGCTGAGGTTCTTATTGTCTTCCATCCAGGTTTCTATTTCACGCTGGAAAACATTGAAATCTATAATATTCTGCTCTAAGAGCCTTTCGAGAATAGGAAAAGAGTAAGAATAACGCCCCATTCCGTATTTCTTGACAAATTCGACGTAGCCCTGGTTAATAATGTGCAGGTAGCGAATTGACAACTCGATAGGATCAAGTAGGCTCTCTCCATACAGCCCGCATGTTTCCCTTCCTCGGATATCTAACTGAATCGAGTCCCATTCGTCTAAAGCCCCATAGATCACATCAGAAGCTTTGTAAGTCTGCTCTTTGATTTCCCCTGTGCTTCCCTCATTGACGACAAACTCTTTAATAGGAGGCTGTAAAAGCACTTTAGAGCCTTGTCCGTGTGTCACGCCATCTGGAAGAATCGTGGTATAAGCCATGAGGAGAGGCTGAAGCTTGAGTGTATCTGGGTTGTTCCCGTTGAGTATCCCGCAATAAGTCCCATCTCTAAACAATGAGCCGGCAACCGTTTGGACTTGCCCGATAAAATTAGTCCGTTTAGCCCACTTTCTAAATTCTTCAACTTGTCTGCGGCTCTTGCCATCGAAATCGAGCCCTTTCGTTAGCGAAGTCTTGAGTTTTTTCAATCCGATAGAAGCATAGGGAGATGACTTAACAAGCTGCTGATATCTGAAAAATCTGTTAGAAGTATCAAAATTCGTGTAATCCCCGAAACTTGAGGGATTTTCTTTTTTAGTGAGTACGCCGGTTGCTGCTGCTAATCTGAAAGATTTATTTTTTGCGGGAGCTGCTGCGTTAAGTTCTGCCATGCAATCACTTGTATTTTACAGAGTTCACAATTAAAACGCCCAATTCCTGCGCTTTGGCTGCTGTGAATCTATTTTCACTTAATTTCTTATTTTCACTTAATTTCTTAGCTTTCTCAAGAATTGCGTTCAATTCTTCAGGTGAGATGTTATCAAGAATATCAATTACCTGTCCGGCTGCCTCATTTTTCTCGGTTAACGCTTGAATTTTAGCTTTACCAGCTTCGAGCTTGTCAGCAGGATAAACAATTAATCCCTGCTTTTTCATGTAGGCATATGCAGAGAGGAGCGAGATGCATGCGCCGATTAAGGCGTTTATCCAGGCTGTGAACGTTTGAGAGTTCACGGGGAAATCACCTTCTTTTAGTTGTTAACGGTGTTAACAATAGGAATATGGGGGTTTTTGTATAAAAATGTGTGGTATTTTTAGAAAAAAAAATAGAAAATTAACGTCTTTTTGTCCTTGCCAATCCAGAAAGACTGAAATTCTGCTTCCTATCCTCAATAACAATTTTACAGGCATAGCTTAAAACGTCGGTCTGGTCGTCGTGTGCTCCGTTTGGGAAAGATAAAAGTTCTTCCTCAAGGTCGTGCAACCAGCTCGCACCCTGCAAGAAATAAACCGTCCCTGCTTCCATCCTGGCGGCGGCGGGTAATGCCCGCGTGAGCTTGTCGGTATCCGCTTTTAATTCTTTTATCGGTAAACCTTCCCTTACAAGCACCTGATAAAGCGTTTTTCCGACCCCCGCGCTTTCTACCGCCTGGAAAGCTGGTTTCCATCGGGCATACTGCTGTTTGAATAAATTAACTTGGTCTGGACCTTCGAGCCGGGTTCTCAAGACATCCAAGAGGACTAAATCGTTATTTGGAGTCTGCGCCCATGTACCTAACACAAAATAGTCGGCTGTGGTTTTGGTGGACGCTGCGGGATCGCATGTTTGGAATATCCGGCACATTGGAAGGATGAATTTCTTTTCTCCTCCGAGGTCGAGAATATCGCCTGTTAGTGTTGCATACTTAAAAAACTGCCTCTTGAATATTGCTCCACCGTCAGGCTGCGGTCTCTGCTGATACAGCGCATTAAACCAATAGGATCCTAGAGTTTTCTTGATTTCCTGCAGGTCTGCAGCATTGTACCGAGATGGAAAGAGAGCTTCGCCTGCAGTCCTACCGAGTAGGTCGTTTTCTTCTGCAAGAGCTGGAAGAGATATTACTGTCCATTTCTCAGGTTCTTCATTGAGGAGCATTCCGCTTAAATCGGCTTCATGCCAGCGAGTTTGGATAATTATAACGGCTCCCCCTGGCTCTAATCGAGTGTACGCAGTTGACCTATACCAATCATATGTTTTTTGTCTGTACGTCTTACTCTGAGCCTCTTCTGCGTTTTTTACGGGATCGTCGATTATAAGCAGGTCTGCGCCTTTCCCTGTAATTGCTCCTCCTACGCCTGCGGTCATCATACCGCCCTGATGTCCCTGCAGCTCCCACCTATCTCTAGCTGCAGATTGGGCAGATACCTGTACACCGAAAAGATTAGGTCCATATTCCTGCAGGATATTTCTTACTTTATAGCCCCATCCTGCAGCAAAATCAGCCTCGTATGAAGTAAGGATTACTCGTTTATCTGGGAACTTTCCAAGATACCAGGCAGGAAAATATTTAGATGTTAACTCAGACTTTCCATGTCTAGGAGGCATGAAAATCATTAAGTTTTTGATTTCACCTAATGACACTTTAACTAAGAGAGTATCCAAAAGAAGTAAGTGATCTGCAGGATACCAGGTTCCTTTACTTACTATCCATGCAAGGTCTGCAGGTGTTACAGGATCAGTTATCAGATTTTGCATTTGCTACAGCCTTTAAAAATGCGTGTCTTGCTTCGACTACTTCAGGGGTTAAGGGTACTTCTGACTTATCGGTTACTTCTGCTTTCATATCTATTTTTTCCCTTCTCCCAAATTCCTCCGGGAACCGCCTCTCCAATATCCACGCGCTCGCCTGCCAAGTTCCTTCAGTCGCCGCCTTTGTTATTAATTTTAGATGTAACTGCACAGCCTTCGCTTTACATGCTTTCACATGTTCGGCGAATTCGTAAAATTGCCCTTTGCTTTCGTTTTCGCCTCGTTTTAGCCAGTTATAAAATGTTTGCTCGGTTATACCTGCGGCTTCGGCTGCGAATTTAAGAGGCATACCTAACGTGATGTTGTTTCCGATTTGTTCTTGGAGTTGGGGAGTTAGTTTAGTTTTTCGCATGAGATCACTTAAAAAAGATTTAGAGGAATTTCCTCAAATCCTTCTTTATATAATAGTTTTTATTATTGTCCTTCATTAATTTTATTGCGTCGTGTGCAAACGGTTTCCAGTCTACATTTTTGCTTTGTGGGTTGTAATTTCCCGCATACTCTTTTTTAGCATGGATAATTGTTTTTCAGAGTGGTTGTATGGGTTCTTTTGAAATGGTTTTAATTCAGAGGGGGTTTATAAATTATTTCCAAATGATAAGACTCCTGTTAGAATTATGGCTCTTTTGTATACTAAAATAACTTAAATTAATTATGAAACTCATAATATTAAAATGTTAACGCCGTGAATCGTTAAATACTTTCCAATCCTTCTATCATGCACCGTCTTTTTTTCCAGTAATACAACATAACCCCTATGACCGACATAACCTCTAAAATAGAAAAATAGACGAGTTGTGAGGTATCCCCGATTTTAAAATTATGATAAATAAAAAGGAGATCATTGATTCTTTTCTGTAGATTTTCGATTAGTTCAGCGTTAGCTTTAAGCAGGGATTTCCGGGAGGAGAAATTCGAGGAATTTTCGGGGAAGCTGTTATCAGTTTTCATATTTTCTCTTTATATTGA